TTTAGGTGATTTGGGACACACCTATTCATACATTCATAGTTTGTTAGATATAAGGAAATATCTAAACAAACATATATCACCAATAACCAAAATCCATATTTGTATATTTTATCCATACAGTCCTTATATATTGATGTTTCTTGCAACTTCGAGTGCATCTGAATCTTCAATTCCCAAGTATGCACTAGTTGCAGTTATGTTTGCATGACCTAAAAGTCTCCTGCAAACTTCCACATTCTGAGTTTTCTGGTAAATCAGAGAACTCTTGGTTCGTCTAATTGAGTGTGTAGAATAATCACCTACATTTGATATCCCAAGAGAACTTACCCAACCCTTAACAATCCTTGAATATTGTTTTTGGGTAATTGGGGATTTTGTGTAGTGTGATTTATTACCAACAAAAATCCACGACTCTGGTTCTTTATCCAGTAAGTATTTCTTAATAACATCATGTGAATTTTTACTTAGTGGAATGTCCAGAGTATAGTTCTTGGTCTTTTGTTGTCTTACTTTTACAGATTCTTTAACAGAACCATCCTCATTGACAACATCTTTGACCTTGAGTGAGAGAAGGTCAGAACTTCTTAACATTGCATCACAACCAATATTCAGAAGAAGTTCGTGAAGTTCTTTTCCTTCAACTAATTTCCTTAGAGACTTAACTTGATTCTCATTTAACGGTTTCTTAGACATAAAACCTCCTTAAATAATGTCTGTTTTTATAGTATATAATATAATTATAGACTTTTTTGAAAGTATGTCAAGACAATTATAAAAAAAGATGAGTGTTTGCAAGGGATTACTCAGGAATGTCCAAAAATATAGTTTCCAGACATAGGAATTTAAAAGTGGTTGTTAAAAGAAGTAAAAAGAGGTATTAAATGGAGTTAAACGAGGAAGTAGGTAAATTAATTTGAGGGGAAAAATGAAACTTGTATTCTATTGGGATGGATTAGAGGAAACATATGAAGGTGAAACTTGGAAAGAGTGTTGTGAAGAATGTGTATCACAAGAAGAAAATTGGGATATAAAATTGACCAAGATAATGATGGAGTCACAAACAGGAAATATGGAAGATGCACCAGAAGAAGTTTATGCATATTACAATCTCCTAATAGATGCATCACTTGGATTGGAGGAATAAAATATTTTGTTTTAAAAACAATACAGGATTCTAAAATGAGTTTCAAACAAACCTTAATAATTATTGCAGTAATTGTAATATTAATGATTGGACTCTATTATTTAATGTCACCACTTCAAAATTGTTTGAGATTCCCACTTGAATGTCTGAATTATTGAATTTCATTGATTATTTGATTATCTGTCCCAATAACAATATAGAAATGGAAAATGGAGGTAGAATGAAATTTTTTGAGATGATACGAAAGACAACTATTGTGCAAAGAATTTTGATTGGTGGGTCAATCGTTTGGATATTGTGGGAACCTCGTGGATTAGGAGATTTTCTGCAGGGTTTAATACTTATTGTTATTGTTTGGGGTTTGTATTGGATTATCATTGAGATTGTGAGAAAACGGAAAATCAAATAATCAAATAATCAACCAATCCTAATTTGGAAACCTCCCCTCACAAACTGCAAGGATTATATTTTCACAATTCTTAACATCTGATCGCACAACACTATCATATTGTCTAGAACCGAACTTTTCTTTGTCATATCTTTCCTTTTGGTACAGCTTTAGAATATCTTCTGAGACTTTCATTATTTTAGTCATATCCCCTCTGGTATATTCAAAACTTTCCATCCCATTTTGATACTCAATGAAAACATTAAATTTCCTTACCAAATGTTTGTATTGTTGTCTCCCATTTACCTCAAAACCCCCTTCATAGAACAAAATGAAATGTTTTTGATCTTTGTACCAATTATGAAATTTCATCTTATGTAGGGTGTTTAAAGACCAATCTTTGTATATGTCTTTATTGACTATAACTTTAATTTCCTTTTCAATTATAGAAGGTTGGTGGTTTCCTTTCTTCTTCTTCTGAACACGATAACCAATTTGTTCCAGATTCATACACAACTTCAAGTAGTGAAACCAAAGATAATGAATCCTCCTATTTGCAACATATTGGTTTTTCGTTCTTGATTTATCCCTATGTAGAATACTGATATCTCTGATATCTAAATTTTGTTTCCAATTCCTTGTAGGGATAGTCTCTACAGTTAAGTATGTCATGTTTTCTACGACTCCAAATATCCAATTAGAATGAATATAATGTTACATAAAGTGAGTCCTTATGTAAATCAAATAACAAATATTCAGGACTTCAAATGTCTTGGATATTTGTCTATCTGGTTATTCCTCCCTTATTTAAATCGGATTAAAAATTAATATCTAGATTATCCCCGATCATTTGATAAACACTAGTCTGGTCAGGATTTAAGTTAAACATCAAAAGTTACAGTTCCAGGAAAGAAAATCAAATATCCAAATAACCAAGAAATTTCAAAAACTTATTAAAAAATACACCATTTTGATTTCTTAAAAACACAAAAGTTATAAATAAACTATGTATAGTTTCAAAAAAAGAAATGGGGTAAATAAAATGGATTCAAAAAGAGTTGGACATGAAATGTCCATCATTCACGAAGTGAATGATACGAAAGGAACAATAGGAATCAAGTGGATACACAAAGGATAATTGTATCAAAATTATAGTATTAATAGTTAATGGAATATAAATATGAGTATCGTGGAAATATCAAACTCAGAATACTTAGAACTACTTTTGGATACGGCTCCTGAACATCAAGATTTGTATTGGTGTATCAGAACCAAAATGCAACTCAGGAAGGTGCAAAGTCTCTCTGGATACAATCTACAGGAACAACTGGAAGAAGTAGATTCAAAATTTAAAGAAATTCAAAACAGAAATGAAAACATTTAAACAACATATAAACGAAAAAGTAGAATATTATTTGGACACAACCAGAGATAATACTGAAAAATATATTGCTACAGATGGAGACTATTGGTACACAGGTAAAGTCGGTGTGAAGGGGGAAAGAATGTTTTTAAAATTAACAGCTACAAGAATATCTAGAAGTTATTTTGAAGATGGAATTAAAAAGGGAAAAATAAAAAAGACAACGCCAGAGAAACTTGAAAAAGATGCTGGTATGACCGTAGATTTTAAGAAACTTTACAAAAGATGATAAGTTTAACAGAAATAGCGGCAAAGAATTTTAAACGGATTCGTGAGGATGAAGAATTGCCTGAGGATGTACCACTACGAGTAGCCGTTAAAGGTGGTGGATGTGCTGGTTATGAGTATAGTTTAACATTCGGAGAACCAGCAAATAAAGATTTAACGTTTGAATCAAAAGGTCTACCAATAGTGATAGACCGCAAAAGTCATATAGTAGTGGATGGGCTAGAGATAGATTGGTCACAAGACTTATCTGCACCTGGTCCTCGTTTTGAAAACCCTAGAGCAGTCTCAACGTGTGGTTGTTCTACGAGTTTTTCAATCAAACCTCCTCAAGATGAGGTTGATAAACCTGTGTGGATGAAATAAATGGCATATTCAGAAAAAGTATTGGAGCATTATGAAAAACCCAGAAATATTGGTAGTTTGGATAGTGGGGATAGTTCTGTCGGCACTGCTCTTGTGGGTGCTCCAGAATGTGGTGATGTAATGAAACTTCAAATAAAGGTAGATGAAAATGAAAAAATTATTGACGCCAAATTTAAGACTTTTGGTTGTGGAAGTGCAATTGCGAGTTCTTCATTGGCAACTGAATGGGTTAAGGGTAGAACATTGGATGAAGCACATTCAATTCAAAATACACACATCGTGGAAGAACTTTCTCTTCCCCCTGTCAAGATACATTGCTCTGTATTGGCGGAAGATGCTATTAAGGGAGCAATTCATGATTATAGAAAAAAGAACAATATAGTTCGGTAATCTTAAATTAATTTTATATTATGGCAAGTGAAGAAACTAAAAAAGAAGTTAGTGGTCTAGTTGATGCTGGTGTTCATTTATTGATGGATGATATTAATATAGGTATTGTTCAGACAGCAATCGAGTGGATACTGGAATCTAATTTTAAAAATACTGAAAAAAAACATAAAGAACTGAATTTGGTGATCTGTTCTCCAGGTGGTGATCTTTCAGCGGCTTTTGCTCTTATTGATGTAATGAGGGGATCTGCAATTCCAGTTAAAACGACGGGGCTTGGTATGATTGCTTCTGCTGGATTATTAATTTTTATTTCTGGAACTCCTGGAAAAAGAATTCTAACTCCAAATACCTCAATTTTATCACATCAATTTACTTGGGGTACATATGGTAAAGAACATGAACTTTTTGCAGCTCAAAAAGAGTTTGATTTAACTACTACAAGAATGTTGAAGCATTATAAAAAATGTACTGGATTAACAGAAAAGAAGATTCGTAAATATCTTCTTCCACCACAAGATATATGGCTGGATGCTATGGAAGCAAAAGAACTCGGAATTTGTGATCAAATAAAGGAAATAAAATAATGGCATTAAACTTAAATTCAGCAAAAGAGTTTTTTCTCAAAATAGAAGACATAGTAAACGATACTAAAATGAGTTATATGGATTCTGTTTTATTTTATTGTGAACAAAATGAAATGGAACCAGAAACTGCTGCAACTTTGATTACTGGAAAATTAAAACAAAAGATTAGAGAAGAAGCAGAAGATTTAAACTTTTTACCAAAGACAGCAAAACTTCCGGTATGACAGGATATGAGGCATATTGTTTTTACCTCGCTATCAAAAGACATTTCATGTCAACTGGAAATTATGATTTCTTTAAACAACAAGGTAGAGTTCGAACATCATTAAAGGCTTATCGTAAACGAACAGATTGGGTGTATTTTGAGAAACTAGCGAGAGTACACAAAATTGAAGATTTTAAGAATCTTTGTGTCTCCAATATGATAATGGATCTCAAAATTGCTGGTGGTCATTTATGTACCACTGATGCAGAAAAAGTCTATACAGAATGGAAAAAGAAACAGCAATCATTGTCTTACTTTTTTCAAAATGATTTAGGCTTCATAAGAAGTGAAATAAATACAAGTAAAGAGTTTGATGCACTTTTCCTTGTGGGAGAGAACACATCTTATCCACCATTATATGTGTTTGTCGATGGTGGACATATTTGTATTGAAACCTTTATTATTTTAAACAAATTCCTTAACTTCTTTCCTCATTTTGATTCTCAAATTCAAGATGCTGGTGGGTGGTCAAGGTTCCAGCATAAGTGTATTCAGTATGAACCATTTATTTCGCTGGATAAGAATAGAATGAAGTCAATACTAAGCGTGTTGACAAATGTGGAAACTATGATATAATATAGTTATATTATGAATTTGGTGGATACGATTAATACTTCAAATACAACGCAATACGAAAGGATATTATGTCTTTTGCAACTATGAAGAAAGACCGCAACAAATCTCTAGAGTCTCTAATCAAAGAGACAGAGAAAATCAATAGTCCCTCTTTTGGAAATGGCGATGATGATCGCTTCTGGCGCACAGCACTGGATAAGTCTGGTAATGGCTATGCAGTCATTCGCTTTCTTCCTGCTCCAACGGGAGAAGATGTACCTTGGGTACGGACATTCAATCATGGATTCCAAGGCCCAGGCGGATGGTATATCGAAAATTCTTTAACCACTCTTGGTAAAAAAGATCCAGTATCAGAATATAACACTTCTTTGTGGAATTCTGGTATTGAAGCAAACAAGGATATCGCTCGCAAGCAGAAGCGTCGATTAACTTATATTTCCAACGTCTACATTGTCAAAGATCCTTCCAATCCAGAGAATGAAGGAACTGTTCGTCTTTTCAAATATGGAAAGAAGATCTTCGATAAGGTCAATGATATGATAAATGAAGCCAGATGTAGATCTTCTTGATGATTTCTAAATGAAAACTGTCG